TTTGAAACTGAGTCTGGTTCAGAAATTGAAAATAACATTTCCAATTTACTTATAATTTTTATAAATGGCATTCTTCAAGAACCTATGATAAATTATCAGTTTGAAGGGGGAACTTCATTTTTATTCACAGAAGCACCAAAACCAGAAGATGTGATAGATGTTTACTTTTATAAAGGAGTTGGTAATATTGATACAGAATTTGTAGAAGTTACATCAACTCTAAAAAATGGTGATATTCTTCAAGTTAAAAGTAGCAATTTACATTCTGATATTTCAACTCAAGATGAGAGAAACATTTATAATATAAAATTTTCAGATAAACTAGAAACTAATAAATATTCTGGTCTTGGGATTAATGAAGTAAAATTCAGACCAATTTCTTGGACAAAACAAAAAACAAGTAAAAAAATTAATGGACAATTTACTTACAAAACAAGAGATTCATTAGAACCTCTCATATTCCCAACATCCAGAATTATAAAAGATATATCAACAACTGATACCGAAATATTTGTTGATAATTCAGAGTTATTCGGTTATGAAACTGATACTCCCGGATTTGGTGATGATTCTCTTCCATTTAACGCTATAGTTATTAATGGAATTTCTACTGAAGCATCTGGATCAATTGAATCTATAACTGAATTTAGTAATATTAGTGGTTTTTCTGGAATTATAACTGGTATTACAACAACTACAGGAATAGGTGGAAATTCATTAGCACTTAAATTTGAAATTCATGATTCCAATTCCACACCTTTTTCAGGAATATCGACTGGATATCCTATTTACATTTACGATACTCAAATTGGAACCGGAGTAACATCAATTGATAGTTCTGATTCTGCAATTGTTGGTATTGGAACAACATTTTTAGACAATATTTACTATATTTCAGATTGGTCTAATATTAATAATATTGGAATTCTTACTTGTAACGTAAAATCAGACTCTAATATTATTGGAATTAACACTAACGGAAATATATTAAATCCTATAGGTAAGTATTCATGGGGTAGATTATCTGGTGGAACAAGATCCTCAAATCCAATATCAATTGGAGTTACTGGAAAAATAGTATCTGGATTATCAACATACCCAACAATTCAAAGAAGAGGTATTGGTATTAGAAAAACTGGAGCACTACCTAAGATTGTATTATAAATATATAAAAAACTATTAATATGGCCGCATTCGTAACAGATCAATTTAGAATATTGAATGCAAATTCCTTTATAGAGTCCATAAATGATAATTCTTATTATGCTTTTTTAGGATTATCAAATCCAACTACTCCAAATCCAGGATTTGGAAGAACATCCGATTGGAATACTAGTATTAATAATAATCCAATCGATAATTTTCAATACCTGTCTCATTATAGAGATACTTCTTTGTTTGGAAAAAAAATAACTTCAGAAAATGTTAGAAGAGTTGTAAAAAGAGTTGATTGGATTTCGAACACTTCTTATGACATGTACAGACATGACTATAGTGAGTATACTGAAGCACCATCTTCTAAAGTTTTTAATTTATATAATTCCAATTATTATGTAATTACTGATGAATTTAAAGTTTACATATGTTTAGAGAATGGTACTTCAGGAAAAAATCCTACTAATGTTCCAAGATCTTTATTTAAACCAGTTGATACTAGTATTGAACCTCCCACAGTAGGATCTGATGGATATAGATGGAAATATCTTTTTACAATTTCTCCTTCGGATATCATTAAGTTTGACTCTACAGAATATTTTATTGTTCCTAATAATTGGGAAAATAGTTTAAATAATGAAATTGTAAGGATTAGAGATGGTGGAAATTCAGATATTCAAAATAATCAAATAAAGAAGGTATATATTGAGAGTGGTGGAAGTGGATATGTTGATACTACAGCATCTATTTTGGGTGATGGAAGTGGAGGAGAAGTTTCAATAACAACAACTAATGGAGAAATAACAAGTGTTGTTGTTACTTCTGGAGGTAAGGGATATACTTATGGAATTGTCAATTTAAATTCCAGTTCAGGAACAGGTGCAAAATTAATACCTATTATTCCACCTTCTAAAGGTCATGGATATGACATTTACAAGGAATTAGGTACTGATAAAGTATTAATATACGCAAGATTTGATGATTCGACTAAAGACTTTCCTACAGATACTAAATTTGCTCAAGTTGGCATTTTAAAAAATCCCGAAACATTTTCAGGAGTAGGAATTACTTTTACTGGAGGAAATTTTTCCTCTCTTTATTCTATTGGAATTACAACTTCAATAAGTATAAATGTTGGAGATAAGATAACTCAAAATCAAGGTAATGGATTAATTGCAGAAGGTTATGTTGCATCATTCGATACTGAAACTAAAATACTAAAATATTATCAAGATAGATCACTATCTTTTGGTAATAATGTAGATCAAAGCCAAACGTCTATTGCCAAAAATATTGTATCGTTTAATTCTTCAAGTCAAATTAGTATTGATGGAAATTCAGCAACTGTTGACACCACTTTAAATAATACAAGCACTATAAATCTTGGAAACAAATTAATTAATTTGGGAGTTGAGTTTACAAATGGTCTTGCAAATCCAGAGATAAATAAAAAGACGGGGGATATAATTTATATCGATAATCGACCTGAAGTACAAAGAGACTCAAGACAAAAAGAAGACGTTAAAATTATTCTGGAATTCTAAAAAAGATGTCACAAAAAACAAACTTAAATATCAGTCCATATTATGATGATTTTGATAAAAATAAAGATTTTTATAAAGTCCTCTTTAATCCAGGAAAACCAGTTCAAACTAGAGAATTAATAACTCTTCAGTCTATTTTACAGAATCAGGTAGAGTCTTTAGCAAATTATAGTTTTAAAGAAGGATCGATGGTTCTTCCTGGTGCTCTTACTTATGACAACCAATTTTCTGCAGTAAAATTAAATGCAACAAATCTTGGAGTTGACATTTCAATTTACATTAATAATTTAATTGGAAAAACTATAACTGGATTAACATCAGGAGTTACTGCATCTGTCCAATTTGTTGCACTTACTTCAGATAATGATATTGTAGAAAACTTAACAATATATGTAAAATATTTAAATTCCGGAACTGATTCAGTAACTTCAGTATTTCTAGATGGAGAAAGTTTATTTGCAAATGATAATATAATATATGGAAATACTACAATTGCTGCAGGAACACCATTTGCTTCTTTAATATCATTAAACGCAACTTCCGTAGGATCTGCAATATCTATTGATAATGGAGTATATTTTTTAAGAGGAGTACTTGCTAATGTTAGAAAACAAACTATAATATTAGATTATTATACAAATACTCCATCATACATAGTAGGATTACAAGTAAATGAGACTATAGTAGATGCAAAAGAAGATGAGTCTTTATATGATAATGCAAAAGGATTTACAAATTTTGCAGCACCTGGTGCAGATAGATTTAAAATAGAATTGCCACTAGTAAAAAAATTATTAGATGATACATCAGATTCTAATTTTGTAGAAATTTTTAGAGTCGTAAATGGAAAAGTAAAAATAATAGAAAATAAAAACGGTACTAGCAATACTTTAAGAGATTATCTTGCAGAAAGAACTTTTGATGAATCTGGACACTATTTAATAGATGATTTTAATATAAATTTAGTTGATTCTTTGAATAATAGGATTGATAGTGACGGTTTATACTTAGAAAATGAATTGACAGAACAAGGAAATGTTCCTTCTGATGATTTGATGTGTGTTCAAGTATCTCCCGGAAAAGCCTATGTTGCTGGATATGATGTAGAATTACCATCTTCTTATACAATCGATATTGATAAACCAAGAAGTACTCAAACAGTAAACTCTCAAAAAATTCCATTTCAAATGGGAAATCTTTTAAGAGTTAATAATGTTGAGGGTGCTTTAAAAGAAAACGAAAAGATTAATCTAGTTTCAGAATTTAAAGCAGAATCTGGAATATCTACAATAGGACAAGCAAGAGTATATTCATTTAATTTAACAGATTCTGCATATTCCAATGAATCCACATCTTGGGATTTATATTTGTATGATGTTCAAACATATACAAATATAACTTTTAATAGATCTGTAACTGCTTCTGAAATTCCAACTTCTTCATACATACAAGGAAGAAGCAGTGGAGCAAGTGGATATATTGTTTCTTCAGGATCAACAACAAATTTAAATCTCAGTCAAACTTCAGGAACTTTTTCTCAAGGTGAGCAATTATCTGTCAATGGAGTAGATTTTCCACTAACAGTTTCAGATTCTGTGGTTTATGGAATTAAAGATATTAAATCCGTTTCGCAGTCAGGGGTTTCTGGATTTGCAAGTTTTTCTGCAAATTCAATTCTAGATACTAAAAATTTTTCCAATGGAATTAGTGAAGTTAATATAAGTTCTGGTACAGTTACAAGTCCAGGAAAATTATTTTCAGGTGTTAATATTGGAGATATTGTTCAAGTAATAGATGGTGGAAATTTAAAATATAATAAAATCGATACAATTTCTTCAAATTTATCTTCATTTACAATATCCGGAATAACCACTGTCACAGGAGTATTTGATGGTGGGTTAATAAGTAATGGGAATTATAATGCACAATTAAAAATTCCAGAATTAAAAAATAATGAAAATGCATTTCTTTATGCAAAACTTTTGGAAGATGATATTTCTTCAGTAAATCTCTCTAGTTCTCAATTAACAATATCACAACAAATAGCAGGAGAGAGTACAGATGTTAGTGGAACACTAACTTTCAACTTATCAAGTATATCTGGAATTGATAATGCATCTTTCGAACTTTTTGATCAAGAAAGGTATTCTGTACATTATGCCAATGGAGGAATTGGCACTATAACTTCAGATAGATTTTCAGTAGACCTTAATACTAATACAGTAACAATTATAGGATTGTCTACTAATCAGTCTAATGTTGTCGTAAATACAACTCTTAATAAAAATAATATTCAAAGTAAAATTAAAGAATATCAAAAAAGTGCTGTTAAGATTGTAAATCTTTCAAGATTAGTAAGATCTGGAGCAGCAACTAGTGATTCTATAAATGATGGTCTTGTATACAGTCCATATTATGGTCTTAGAGTTCAAGACGATGAAATTTCTTTAGATGTCCCCGATGTATCTGAAGTGATAGCAGTTTATGAGTCAACAAATACATTAGATCCAGTATTGGATAAGATTGAATTTTCTTCAATCTCAAATGTAGATTCTAATGCAATAATTGGTGAAAAAATTATTGGATCTGATAGTGGGGCAGTTGCTAGAGTAGTTTTAAATTCTTCTTCTACACCTTCTGTTCCGGTAAATAATATTGGAATAGTTTACTTGAATGAGGAAACTTTTTCTTTAGATGAAGAGGTTACTTTTTCCGATTCAAATATTGTTTCCAATATAAAAAGAATTACTACCGGAAGTTATAAGAATATAACTAATGCATTTTCACTAGATAAAGGTCAAAAAAGTCAATATTATGATTACTCAAGAATACTTAGAACTAATAGATCTGTACCAGAAAGAAAACTTCTGATTGTTTATGATTATTATAAAGTTCCTTCTTCAGATAATGGCGATGTATTTACTGTATTAAGTTATGATTCTGACAGATTTTCTGATGATGTCCCTACGATAGGTACACAAAATGATAGAGCATCAGATGTTCTTGATTTTAGACCTAGAGTACAAAATTTTGATGTAAGTACTGCAACATCTTCCCCTTTTGCTTTTGAATCTAGAGTATTTAACTCCAATTCAATTAAATATAATTTAAAACCAGAAGAATCATCTACAATTGGATATAGTTTTTATCTACCAAGAATTGATAAAGTATATCTTGATAAATTTGGAAATTTAATTGTAGATAAAGGTATTCCTTCAAAAGATCCGATTGCACCTCTTAATGGTGATGAAACTTTGATGGATCTAGCTGAAATAACACTTCCATCTTATTTGTATAATATTGAAGATGCTAATATTTCCATTTCTGATAATAGAAGATATACGATGAGAGATATTGGTGATTTGGAGGAAAGAATAGAAAGTGTTGAAAGATTAACTTCACTTAGTCTTCTTGAAATAAACACAGAATCTTTAAGAATTGAAGATTCTGATGGAAATAATAGATTTAAATCTGGATTTTTCGTAGATGATTTTAATGATATTACTTTATCTGATGAAAATTTAACTAATGCAACAATTTCAGATGGTGTTTTAAGACCTAGAATTATATCAAATTCTCTACAATTAACACCTATTCCTGCCACAGAAATAGCAGAAGACAAACTGGATTTATCCGAAAACTTTGAATTATTGGATCCAAATGTCCAAAAAACCGGAAATGTAATTACACTTAAGTATAATTCAGTTGGATGGATTGAACAAAAATTAGCAACTAGAGTAGAAAATGTAAATCCATTTAATGTAATTGAATATACTGGTAGTATTACATTATTACCTAGTTCTGATAATTGGACTAGAACAATTTCACTTCCTACATTAACATTCAATAGATTCTCTAGTTATCGTGGAAGATGGAGACATAGTTATTTTGAGTATCGACATTACAGAACAAACTATAGATATGGTTATTACAGATATAGGTATTATAGACCTTACTATTATTACTATAGAAGACCTTATTATTCATATTATTCGTTTTATTCTTACTATCGTTACGGATCATATTACTATTATCCCTACGGTCGTTATAGGTATTATTCTAGATATAGACGTAGGTATCTATATTACTACCCCTTCTACAGACCAATTACTAGAAACATTATTGTTAGTTCAGTAGCTGAAAAGTATATTAGATCCAGAAATGTTTCTTTCTTTGGAGAATCTTTCAAACCATTCACGAGACACTATGCATTCTTTGATAGTCATAGCAATATTGACATAATTCCAAAATTAGTAGAAATTTCTAATAGCAAAACTTTAGAATCATTTGGATCTCGAAGATCTTCATTTTCTGTAGGAGAAACTATTAATGTTTATTTTGCAAATAAAAAGATAGGTAGATTTAGACTTGCTTCCTCAAATCATAGATCCGGAATTTTTAATTCTCCTGATAAAATTTATACTAATAATCCATATTTTAGAGAAGAATCTATTCCTTCGTCATATAGTCAATCATCAAAAACTATTAATATAGATTTGGTTTCATTATCTACAGAATCTCAAGGAAACTTTTTTGGATATCTTAAAACAGGTGCTAAAATAGTTGGTCAAAGTAGCAAAGCAATTGCTTATGTTAAAGATTTAAGACTAGTTTCTGATGTTGATGGAACAGTATTTGGTTCATTCTTTATAAAAAATCCATATTCTAGTATAGCACCAAATCCTAGAATTTTAACTGGCAAAAAGACTTTCAAACTTACAAGTTCCAAAAATAATGTAATGGAAATTCCTGGAAGCAGTAGTAATTCTTTTGGTGATACAACATATACTGCGGAAGGAATAACTCAATCTAGAAGAACTGTTGTTACAACAGTAAGAAGAGATCCTTTGGCTCAATCCTTTACTGTCGGTAAGGATATTCAAGCACCTAATTTTAATGGTCAAAATGATGATGATAATGGAGCATATCTAACTGCCGTTGATATATTTGTTGCAAATAAACCAACAGGAAATGAACCTCTAATTGTTGAAATAAGAACAGTTGAATTAGGAACTCCAACATTAACACTTTTAGGTGAATCTGTAACATTATATCCTGAAGATATTAATATATCTTCAAATGGAGAAATTGCAACAACAGTTACTTTCAATTATCCAATATTCTTATCACCAGGAAAAGAATATGCTTTAGTTCTCCTTGCACCAACATCAGATAAGTATGAAGTATGGACTGCAAAGATTGGAGAAGATACTGTAAATCCTAATACTTCTGGATCTACTAGGTATACAAAGCAATTTGCAGTTGGTAGTTTGTTTAAATCTCAGAATGGTTCTATTTGGACTCCGGAACAAGAATCAGATCTGAAATTTAAACTTTATAAAGCACAGTTTACTTCTAATACTGGAATAGCATTCTTTGGAAATCCACCTTTAGGTGAATCTAATGATTATATTAAAATTTTGGAAACTAATGCCATAAGTACATTTCCTAAAGCAGCAGTAATTGGAATTACTACTGTTCCCACAGGTAA